TTCTTCATCTATAGCCTCCACCTTTTGCTTTGTATTGTTTAGCTAACATCTGTGCCTTACGAGCAGACCACTGTCCTGCCTTGCCACCTTTCGTACCTGCTTTGATCCTATTGAACAATGCTTTCCTCATAGTAGGCTTGGTATAGTTTCCTGCTTCGTTGACTCTACTCTTTGCCATTACTTTTTCTTTTTAGCTTTCATAATTTTTTGCTGAAGCTGTTTTGGTAAAGTCTTTTGTTTTTTAGTAAGACCTCCACCAGTAGCTTTTTTCTTGGTAGTAGTTTTTTTCATAGATCCATACATGGTACTCTCCTTTGCTGATTGGATTTTTACGAACTCATATTTATTTTTTCTTTGCCTTATTTCGTTTAGTAATTGCTCTAGCCTTCGCCCTAGCATCTGCACTACTTGATGCACCCCATTTACGAAGCGATAATAACTTTCTTGTAGGTTTACCTTTGGAATCATAGTCTGGTCCTTTCGAAGCACCCATTCTAGCTAAGAAACTTGCTCGTCTGGGATTGTCACCACTTTTCACTGGTGCTTTTAATGTGCCACCAGTTTGTCTTTTATAACTGGCACGACCCTTAGCATTTAGTCCACCTTTGGGATTCTGTCCTTCTTTTCTTTG